GCTACTGACATAGCCCATTCAAGTTCCATCTCTTGCCTAGCACGATAAGCAATGTCAAATTGTTCTTTGACAAACTTGGTAATCTTTATCTTTTCTTCGTCTGGTGCTTCAGGTAATACCTTCCACTCATTAGAGTTATGGTCAAGAGTAAGATTATTATCAGTAATAGTTTCATCGTTCTTCAACTTCGCAGCACCAGGGATACCTGATACAAGTCGTTGTTCGTAAGCCATTACCTTAGGCTGGTTTTCTTCCTGAATCTTCTGTTCAGCAAAGGACACAAGCCCAGACATAACGTCCATCCCACTAGTATTCTTATTCCTTTTACGCTGAAGCGGCAGTCTCATCAGATGTACCATCCCTTGTCATCCTGTTTTTTCTTTACAGGAATGTTTCTACGAATGCAGTGTAATTCATATGCAGTATACATACACGCACTTGCAACTATAAATGCGAGTGTACCAAAGTAAATATCTGTAAATCTCACAGGTAATCTTTCCTTCCATATCCATCATCTGCCCACAAAGGTTTCCACGTTTTCATGTCAGAAGTCTCTGGACACTGAACAGGATATTCACGCCACATCAATCCATACCTAAACGAGTCAATAGCGTGGTCGCTACGTGTACCACCATCAATATCTTCAGGGTCTCGTGGGTCAGCCATAGTTTTACCTAACTCACGTATCAGGTTAGGGCAAGCATCACGCACTATGCGTATCTTAGGCTTAACCTTGTCACCTTCAACCCTTGACGCCATCAACCATTCCTTGACACGACGCCATCCAGCCTTGCGGTCTTTGACAGCACGTACACAAGGCAAACCCTTCTTCCACCAAATCTCAACAGGGTACTCACCGATACGTTGTGCAGGATTCTCAGGTGGGAATGTATTAGCCCAGTCAAAGGCAATAGCCTCTAACTTCGTATTCCACTTACCTTCTTTGAACCGTCTATCAGATGCCTCTGCTAACTTAAACTTCTCCAAGAGGAGAAGAGCATTCTCGGCTTGCTTACTTGATACGTGACCTGCTTCATAGAACTCACCTATGACGTAGATGTTCTCTTTTTCGTCAGAACAGTAAAGGATGAATGCAGCTGGTGAGCCAGTACCAAAGTCGTGGCTTGCCCAGAATCTCCACCAAGGCTGAGTATCAACAGAATCGACTACGTGCCAAGGCTCTCCGTCTGGACCATATTCCCTAAAGTCACCGAAGAACTTACCACCAACACCAACTTCATGCTGGCACTCACGTAAGAATGCGATGATACCAAAGTCATCTATCTCTCTTTGGCAAACCTCAAGAGACTTGTGGTCCCAGTTAGCCTCACCACTTTTAATCTTGTAACCAGTACGACCGTCTTCTTTTTCAATAGGTATGTACTCTAAGTTCTCAATGGCAGGAACAATAGGTGATTGGATTCTGTTTTGTAACATATCTAACTCACCATTTAACACCCGACTCATTACTGAGTTAGCGTGAATTTTATTCTGTACAAAAACAATCGCACAATCGGTACTCTTCGCTGGGAGAATAGTCTGAGTGATAGTTTGAATCTTCTTCTCAACACGATTGACAGAGTCATCAAGCTCATCAATATCGTCCAAGATAATCATGTCAGGACGAAGGTTGTCTAACTTCACACCACGTGCGCCAGTGTCTAATCCAAACGCTAAGATATTGAACCCGTTGGCAGTACGCAATTTCTCAGCGTTCCAACCCCTAGAGTATCCATACTTATTGATGGCTCTCTCGATGCCACACTTCTCCATCGTGTTTGCTATATCTGCAACGTGACGGTTAGCGGCATCTTGGGTTGAACACACATATAGAAGGAATCTGCGTGTAGCCTTGACTGCAATACGGCTAGAGATAAGCTCCATAGTAGTAGACTTACCACCACCACGAAACCAGCATTCAATAAGAGCAGGAGGTGGATTACCAGCCTCTATACCTTCAGCCCATTCCCACGCACGAATATGATGCCTTGCTAATGGTGCAGATGCAGCATGAGGAGCAAACTTACGTAACCACTTCTGATACTCAAGTTCCGAACCATCAATAGCATATGCCCTTGAATCAAAGCCACTTCCATCAATCACGTCATCAAACTTCTCTTGCATCGCTTCAAGCAATGCGACAGATAACGGCTTATTCGGTCGGATGAACTTCCTCAGTGCCTTGGGAGTTATCTTGGTATTCACCTGACTCTTCTGCTGCGCCATCTATTACCTCGGCATCTATAATTTCTTCTTCATATGACTGCTTATAAACAGTCAACAGTTTGCCAATGCCAGCCTTGATTCCTTGCCTCTCATCAGAGTTACTTACAGTGCGATTAATCACGTTCACAATCTGCATGACAAGACTGAATGCTTGGTCTACTTCAAGAGTATATGCCTTTTGATGCATCAACCGTTGTTCTGTTTCCACAATGTCAGTACGTCGTTCAATAAGTTCAAGTACATCCTTTGATGCAGCAAACTCACTTAACGTATGACTAATAGCCTTACCTAACTCATCAAATAAATCCCAAAAGTCCTCTTGGTATTTATGGTCAGCACAAGACTTATACATCTCTTGAATCTTTTTGTATTGGTCAAGACTAACCCCTTCAGCAGCTGCCTCTGCTCTAATATCAAGAAGGGCAGTGATGTAAGCAGTGTCATCTCGCAATGACCAAAGTTCAGGGTCTTCCCTAAGCTTGTCAATGCGGTCAAGCATCTTCTTACCAACATTACGGAATCTACCTTGGTTGCTACTTTGAAGACCTGTGTTGAATAACAGCGAATTGGTATTGGCTGGTTTCGGTACTCCGCCGTGCTTTATACAAAATGCACTCCCCTTGACTGCAATGTTTCGACACTTCCACGTTTTAGAACCTTGCCCAACCTCAGCATCACAACACCTAATTAATGTGCCGTTACGGTTCTTGTAGCGGACGCCATCCGTTTCAGTAATAGGGTCAGTGATTTCCAACCCACCCTTCTGAAGGAACATCTTACGCTTATCTGTCAATTGTAGTTAGCACCTTTACCAGTGTATAATCCCATTATGTCGTATGAACAGATAGAACACTACCGCAAGAGTGATATTCAGCCACTAGATGTAATAGTTGACTGGGACTTAGACTTCTGTTTAGGTAATATTATCAAGTACATAGGACGTGCTGGCAAAAAGAAAAGTGCCTCCGAACAAGATGACTTGCAGAAGGCACTCTGGTATTTAGTTTTTGAGATTACTAAGTCAACATCTATTGCTGACAATATTGTTATAGCAGTATCTGCTATTCCATCCCAAGCGCACGACGAATAGGCTTACGCATTCCAGTTGGGTCAGTAGGCGTCAAAGGTTTATTTGCATTTGCAGCACGTTCCCTTGCCTGTTTTTCAGATGCAAGATAAGCATTCAACTTAGCACGACCAGCAGGATTAGTAGATGCTAACTGACCCTTCTGCCAATCATCGTAGTACTGAAGAGCCATACGCTTCATGTCATCTGACATACCCCTAAACTTTTCAGTTCCCTGCATAAGTTTACGAGCTTCACCAAAGTTACGACCTTTTTCAATGAGGCTAACGGCATATCCAGTCAAGTCTTCAATAGGCTTATATTCACCCTTAAGACCTGTCATATGCGTCTCGTGACGGTATGCACCAGGTGCAGTGTTACCCATACCTGTTTTCATACCTTGTTGCATTTTGACACGACGGTTTTCTGCTTCCTCACGACGCAACTTTTCAAGTTCTGGAAACTCACCAGCACCTTTTTGAGCAGCAGCAACAACTGCAACTGGAAGAACAGCTTTAGCGGAACCCATAGCAAGTCCTTGTGCAGCGGTTCGCCCAAGATTACCAGCAGCTTGACTAGCAACCTGACCGGCAACTTGACGCACACCAGCCTTGCTACCTTCAGAAGCAGCAACCTTAGCAAGTTCGCCAGCACCACGTTTTACAAGTTCACCACCAGCACGTCTGGCAATATCACCTGCACTACGCTTGACCATCTCACCACCAGCACGTGTAGCGAGTTCTCCAGCAGGACGTTTAACCATCTCGCCAGCGGCACGAGTTGCAAGTTCACCTGCTGGACGCTTGACCATTTCACCACTTGCACGACGAGCAATATCACCAGCCTCACGCTTCATTAGTTCGCCACTAGCACGTGTGGCAATCTCAGAAGGTGCAGACCGAACTAATGCTTTAGACAATTCACTACTAGCATTACCAACAATACCGGGGTCACGTAGACGCATAGTTTGTTGGAAACGACGAGCAGCTTCTAGCGTTCGTGCAGTGCCTTGCTTATCAGGAACGATACCAGGGTTATTACTCCTCATACTTGCCTGAAAGCGTTTAGCGGCACTCATATTAGCGGATGCAGCCGCCATCAACATTTACCTTTCATCATCATCTTTGCGGTCATCTTCTTGCCGTTCTTAGATGCAGGCTTCATGCTTTTAGCCTTTTTCGCTGGCATTGCATCCTTCTTGGACTCAACACCCATCATCTTCGACATAGACATTTCACCCTTTGGATAGGGCATTCCCATTGGCATTTTAGTTACTTCCTTCTTTTATAAATGGCAGTAGCCTTGGCT